GACCTCCGAGAAACTACGCCTGTTATGTGGACATACTGATATGTTATATACGAAGAATGTAAACTTAACAGACACTTCTACGCAAACTATTGTGACTATTCCTAGTGGCTACGTTGCCCACTGGACAATGGCGTTTGTTTCTAATCTGCACAACTCTACTAACGACATTACGCTGTTTGTAGACAAAACTCCAGACCCTGACATCTACATACTAAACGGAACTAACGTGTCTTCTAAAGAGTATCTGCTTATTGACGGCAATGCTGTGTTTGTGTTACAGCCCGGAGATGTCATCAAGGCAGCAGCAGGAGGTTCAGGAAACATGGAAGTCGTAGTCACCTTTGATCTACTAGAAGCTCCGGCAACTTTTGTTAACTTTAACGGCGGATAAAACAAGGAAACTTAGATGTCTTTTGTTGTCATAGGTGCCGACTGGTGCCACGGATGCAAGGCAGTACGTAAGAAGTTAACATCGGTAAACATGGACTATGATTATGTCCAGATACCTCCGGGGAAGCAGGGGTGGGACTTTGTAGAGAAGGTTACAGGTCGTAGGGCAGTACCAGCGGTCCTCTATAAGTTCAAGGATCTAAAGGAGTTTTATAGCTCCATAGAGGGCCTAGGGCTTCCTGAGAGGGAACTAACGGAAGATGAGATAGACGACATAGATGACTGACCTTAACGTAGAGTTACTACCGTGGCAAACCAAGGTATTTGAGGATCCTACGAGATTCAAGGTAGTCGCTGCTGGCCGAAGAACAGGGAAGTCTAGGTTAGCTGCATGGCTGCTAATCATTAATGCCCTACAGTCAGACAGGGGCCATGTCTTCTACGTAGCTCCTACGCAAGGACAAGCTAGGGACATTATGTGGCAAACCCTACTAGAGTTAGGCCACAATGTTATCACAGGGTCACACATTAACAACCTACAACTTAAGTTAGTCAATGGAGCCACGATTACGCTTAAGGGAGCAGATAGACCAGAGACTATGCGTGGTGTAAGCCTAAAGTTCCTAGTGATGGACGAATACGCAGATATGAAGCCTGATGTTTGGGAGCAGGTCTTACGTCCAGCATTGGCTGACCAGAAGGGACACGCGATGTTCATAGGGACACCTATGGGTCGTAATCACTTCTATGAACTCTATAAGTATGCGGAGATGGGTGATGATGAGACTTACTCAGGGTGGCACTTCACAAGCTACGATAACCCATTACTCGACCCTGATGAAATTAACGTCGCCAAGAAGTCCATGTCTTCTTACGCCTTTCGTCAGGAGTTCATGGCGTCCTTTGAGGCTGTTGGCTCAGAGATGTTTAAGGAAGACTGGGTACACTACGGAGAGTCCCCGGAAGCAGGAGACTACTACATAGCCATTGACCTCGCAGGCTTTGAGGAAGTAGGTAAGAAGAGAACTAAGAGTTCTAAGTTAGATGAGACTGCAATCTCAGTAGTCAAGGTTGGTGACGACGGTGACTGGTTTGTAGACAACATTATATACGGTAGGTGGACCTTAGATGAAACTGCTATGAAGATATTCCAAGCAGTCAGAGACTACCAGCCTATCTCAGTAGGTATCGAGAGGGGCATAGCAAAGCAAGCAGTAATGAGTCCTCTCATGGATCTCCAGAGGAAGCACGGGAAGTACTTTAGGGTAGAAGAGTTAACCCACGGTAATAAGAAGAAAACAGACCGTATTATGTGGGCGTTGCAAGGGCGCTTTGAGAACGGTGTAATAAGCTTGAACAAGGGGGAGTGGAACGCTAGATTCCTAGATCAACTCTTCCAGTTCCCGGATCCACTGACACACGATGACTTAGTGGACTCTTTGGCTTACATAGATCAATTAGCGACCATCCCTTATGGGATACATGAGTTCGTAGAAGACGAGCTTGAAATCTTAGATATTGTAGCGGGATACTAATTATGAAAGATGACTTATACAGCCCTGACCCTATCCTAGCCCAAGAGTCATTGGAAGATTGGGTAATGACAAAGTGCGAAGACTGGCGAGACAATTACCAGAGTAACTACGAAGAGAAGTTTGATGAGTACTATAGACTTTGGCGTGGCATTTGGGATCCTGCGGATACCGAGAGGAAGTCAGAACGCTCACGGATAATTAGTCCTGCGTTACAGCAGGCCGTAGAATCTAATGTTGCTGAGATGGAAGAAGCTACCTTTGGTCGAGGGAAGTGGTTTGACATTTCAGACGATGTTAACGACAAAGATTCTGAGGACGTTCAGTACCTAAGGAACAAGCTCACCGAAGACTTTGAGAATACTAAGGTACGTAAAGCTGTCGCAGAATGCTTAATTAACGCAGCAGTCTTTGGTACAGGGGTGGGTGAGATAGTCCTAGAGGAAATCAAGGAAATGGCCCCGGCTACTGAGCCTATGATGGATGGTCAACTACAGGCCGTAGGTGTAAACATTACAGACAGGGTAGTTGTTAAGTTAAAGCCTGTGATGCCTCAGAACTTCCTTATTGACCCTATAGCCACATCCATTGATGACGCCATGGGCGTAGCCATTGATGAGTTTGTAAGTCCTCACCTAGTGGAACAACTACAGGAGCAAGGCGTCTACAGGGACGTATACGTAGGCACAGCAGCCTCAGATACTAACTTAGAGCCTGACCAAGACATCTCTGTATACAGTGATGACAAGGTGCGTCTAACGAAGTACTACGGATTAGTACCTAAGCACATGCTTGAGGATGCCTTAGATGATGAAGATGAAGACTTAGGAACCTCTGACGACTCTAGCAGTTACGTAGAGGCTATCGTTGTTATAGCCAACGGCGGTGTTCTCCTGAAGGCCGAGGCTAACCCCTACATGATGCAAGACAGGCCTATAGTAGCATTCCCATGGGATGTAGTGCCTTCTATGTTCTGGGGGCGTGGTGTTTGTGAGAAGGGCTACAACAGCCAAAAGGCCTTGGATACTGAGCTTAGGGCTAGAATAGATGCCTTGAGTCTCACGATACATCCTATGTTAGCCATTGATGCCACTAAGTTCCCACGAGGTGCAAAGCCTGAGATACGCCCCGGAAAGACCATCTTAACTAATGGAGATCCCCGTGAAGTCTTACAGCCGTTCAATTTTGGTCAAGTGGGTCAGATCACGTTCGCCCAAGCAGCCTCCTTGCAACAGATGGTACAACAAGCTACTGGAGCAGTTGACTCAGCAGGACTCTCTGGTGCTGTTAACGGTGAAGCTACTGCCGCTGGCATCTCTATGTCTCTTGGCGCTATTATTAAACGTCACAAGCGCACCTTAATTAACTTCCAACAATCCTTCCTAATCCCCTTTGTTAAGAAGGCTGCGTATAGGTACATGCAGTTTGACCCTGAGAACTACCCTGTGAAGGACTATAAGTTCAACGCTACCTCAACCTTAGGTATCATTGCTCGTGAGTATGAGGTTACACAACTTGTGCAACTCCTACAGACTATGAAGCAGGATAGCCCGATATACCCTGTCCTGATTCAAAGTATCATAGATAACATGAACCTAAGTAACAGGGAAGAACTCATAGCCTCTATGCAGAAAGCCCAGCAGCCTAACCCACAGGCTCAACAGGCAGCACAGGCTACACAGCAGGCTCAGTTAGCCTTCCAAGAGTCTCAGACAGCCGCATTAGCTGCACAGGCTGCCGAGTCGCAAGCGAGGGCACAGAAGTACACTGTGGAGGCGCAGTTAGCCCCTCAGGAGCTTGAGATTGAGAAGATTGAGGCTATCACTAGGAATATCAAAGAAGGTGATGCTGACGATAAGGCATTTAAGCAACGCCTTGAGATAGCAAATGTAGCCCTAAAAGAGAAACAAGTTAACAACCAAGGAAACCAACGTAATGCTAATGACACAACAAGACCTAAAGAACCTAATCAACCAAGTCAACGAAGCGTTCAAGGGTCAGTTCAACCGCCTAGGGAAAACAGAGGAGCGCCTAGAGGCCCTAGAGGGCCAAATGTCGGACCTACTCCTCAGGGTACCCAAGGCCCCTCAGAAGGCCCCCAGAGCCTCTAAGAAGGCCTCTAAGGAGACTTAAGCATGGCTAAAGAGAAAGACCCACGTTTGACACGAGCAGGTGTCTCAGGCTACAACAAGCCTAAGAGGACACCTAGTCACCCTACAAAGTCACACGTAGTTGTAGCCAAGGAAGGCGATAAGGTTAAGACCATTAGGTTTGGACAACAGGGAGTCTCTGGTGACAAGAAGCCCACGGCTCGTCAGAAGTCCTTCAAGGCACGACACGCAAAGAATATAGCCAAAGGCAAGATGTCTGCGGCATATTGGTCAGATTTGGAGAAATGGTGATGGCAGGACTCTACGATAACATTCACGCTAAACGTAAGCGTATCAAAGCAGGAAGCAAGGAGAAGATGAGAGCCAAAGGCGCTAAAGGAGCACCAACAGCTAAAAACTTTAAACAAGCAGCTAAAACAGCCAAGAGAGGAAAACGATAATGCCTAAAGTCAACGGTAAGTCCTACCCATACACCAAAGCTGGTAAAGCAGCAGCAAAGAAGGCCAAAGCAGGCTGTAGCTGCTCCAAAGGTAAGAAACGTAAATAATACCAAAGAAAACACTTGACATTTACCTCAGAATATGTTATAATATAACGTAAGATAAACACTTAAAGAATATAGGATGATATGAACCCTGAACTAGAAAGATACTTCAATGTATACTTTGACCTCTTTAACACCGAGGGTTGGGAACAACTCACGGAAGAGTTTGAATCAAATGGTAAGGTGATTAACTCTTTAGAGGCAACCAAAGATACTAACGATATGTACTTTAGGAAGGGACAACTTAATGTTATATCCCATCTAATAAACTTAGAATCCTCTGTAGAGCAAGCTTACGAGGAAGCCAAAGAAGACTTTAGTGATGATTAAAGTATACGATTTTAAGTGTACCAATGGTCACTTGTTTGAAGAATTTGTAGAAGCAGGCACAACAACCAGTAGGTGCGGTTGCGGTGCTAACGCTACAAGGGTCGTCTCTGCCACGCAATGCGTACTAGAAGGTGCCTCTGGGGATTTCCCCGGTAGACACATGAAGTGGGTACGAGAACATGAGCAAGCAGGACGTAAATAAACTCCACAACCGTTAGGCGGAGAAGGTTAATAATATGGCACGAGCACAACTCGTAGACGAGCGTTCGGAAGAAGAAGTTAACGATAGTAACGTAGAGACACTAGAAGCACCAGAGGATCCCATTGAGTCTCCTGAAGAGGAGGTAGCCCAAGAGGAGCCTAGCTTACCAGAGAAGTATCAGAACAAGTCCTTGCAAGAGGTAGTTCAGATGCACCAAGAGGCTGAGAAGCTTCTAGGTAAACAAAGCTCTGAGGTTGGTGAATTACGTGGTGTTGTTGATGACTACATCCAGACACAACTCAAACAACAAGCACCTGTACAACAGCAAGAAGAAGACGACACTGACTTCTTTGTTGACCCACAGGCCGCAGTTAATAGGGCAATTGATAACCACCCTAAGATCCAAGAAGCTAATCAAGTCACTCAGAGGTATCGTAAAGAGACCGCCTTGGCTGAACTCTCTAAGAAGCATCCAGAGATGGACACTATCTTAAAGGACACCAAGTTTGCTGAGTGGATCAAAGGCTCTAAGATCAGGACTCAATTGTTTGTACAAGCAGACCAGCAGTATGATTACGACGCCGCTGATGAACTCTTGTCTCTCTGGAAGGAGAGAGCTTCTGTAGCACAACAGACAGTAGCAGTTGAGAAGCAAGTACGTAAGCAACAAGTTAAGTCTGCAAGTACAGGTAACGCCCGAGGAACAGGCCAGAGTCAACGTAAGAAACAATATCGTCGTGCTGATATTATTAAACTTATGAAGACCGACCCAGATCGTTATGCATCTTTATCCGAAGAGATATTCCAAGCGTACGCCGAGGGTCGTGTTAAGTAGCCTAATCTAAAGGAGATTTATCATGGCGACTCAAACTTATCCCGGTACAGTAGGCGGTGGCTCCATTGTCAATAAGACAGCCGCAGCAACATTCATCCCTGAAATCTGGAGCGACGAAGTAATTGCCGCATACCAGAAGAACCTGAAGATGTCACCTCTTGTAAAGAAGATGTCAATGACAGGTAAGAAGGGCGACAAGATCCATGTCCCTAAGCCTATCCGTGGCGCTGCATCTGCTAAGGTGCAAGATACTGCGGTTAACATTCAGGCGAACGTTGAGCAAGAATTGCAGATTGAAATCAATCGACACTTCGAGTACTCACGTTTCATTGAGGACATCGTAGAAGTACAGGCACTCAACAGCCTGCGACAGTTCTACACAGAAGACGCTGGTTACCAGTTGGCTCTGACGGTTGATACTGACCTGATGAATGCCGGTACTGGCTTCGGTAACGGAACGCTTGACCTTGCTGCTCCTACTGGTGCAGACTGGGTTAACAGCAACAGCTACTACTTTAACGCTTCCGCTGGTTTGGGAACGTTTGCTGCTGGTACTGTAGCTACTGGTGATAACTTCACCGACGAAGGCTTCCGTGAGGCTATCAAGCTTCTCGACGATGCTGACGTACCAATGGAAGATCGTTGCTTGATTATCCCACCTGCTGCTCGTAAGACAGTAATGGGCATTGAGCGTTACGTATCTAGCGACTTCCGTGATGACCGTACTGTTAAGTCTGGTCTGATTGGTAACGTCTACGGTGTTGACATTTACGTTTCTAGTAACTGTCCCACGATTGAGACTAACGTTCGTGGCTGTCTGTTCTTCCACAAGGATGCTATCATCCACGCGGAGCAGATGAATGTACGTTCGCAGACTCAGTACAAGCAAGAGTACTTGTCTACTCTGTACACTGCTGACACCCTCTACGGTGTACAGGTGTATCGTCCAGAAGGCGGTCTAGTACTGGCCGTGTTTGACGAGTAAAACTACTCTGGCCCCTTCGGGGGCCTTTCTTTTATCGTTTTTAGGAGTAGACTATGCCTATTTATAGAGGCACTGGAGGTTCCGCAGATTCGTCTACCGACGCTTATGCCTCCCAGATAGCACAGTACGCACAGACAGCAACAGAGAAGGCAACTGAATCCGAAAACAGTGCAACTGAGTCTGCTAACAGCGCGTCTGCCGCATCCACCAGCGCAACCAATGCAGCCGCTAGTTCAACTAATGCAGCCACTAGCGCAACTGAATCAGCCACTAGTGCGTCTAATGCTGAGAACACTTATGAAAACTTTGACGCAAGATACTTAGGCTCAAAGTCTTCAGACCCTTCTGTTGACAATCAAGGAAACGCTTTAATAACAGGAGCGGTATACTGGAACTCTAATTCTGCTAAACTTAAAGTATACGACGGATCTTCTTGGGTAGTTCAATCAGGAACTGGCACTGTTTCTAGTGTAGGAGGAACCGGAACTGTCAACGGTATTTCCTTATCAGGAACTGTGACTACAGACGGAAACTTAACACTAGGCGGTTCTTTAAGTAGTATTTTAGCTTCTCAGCTTAACTCTCAGAACATCAGCCAGTGGACCAACGATAGTAACTATCTAACAGCTAACCAAACAATTACGTTCACAGGAGCAATAACTGGCTCTGGAACAACTTCTATAGCAACAACACTGTCAACTGTTGACGGAGGAACATACTAATGACTACCATTATTACAAAGAATGGCTCAGGTGCTCCGTCGGCTGGGCAACTGTCACAAGGCGAACTTGCAGTAGACCTGACAAACAAAGAACTATACAGTAAAGATTCAGGAAATAATGTAGTAAAGATAGGTGCAGTAACTAGCGGAGGATCAACAGGAACTTTTACTGATTTGACAGCCACTAATAGTCTTTCGGTTACTGGCGACACAACAGCTACAGGCGACTTGGATATAACAGGCGACGTAGATATTACTGGTGAGCTTATTGCTCAGTCATACAACGAGACTTTTGCAGCCGTTACTAGCTCAAGCAACGCTACAACTGTCAACTGTGAAGCTGGTAATGTCTTTAGCCACACACTAACTGAAGCCACTACATTTACATTCAGCAACCCGCCTGCTTCTGGTACCGCCTTTGGTTTTACCCTTAAGGTTGTACAGGATTCTTCTGCTAGTGGCTTTGCTGTTACATGGCCTTCTGCCGTTGACTGGGCTGCTGCCACAGCACCTACGTTGACAGCAACAGCTAGTGCGGTGGATGTGTTTGTATTCTTTACCCACAACGGTGGAACTACTTGGTACGGGTTTACGGCAGGGCAGGCTCTAGCATGAGCGTAACTAAAAAGTTACTAGAGGCCAGCGGTGGCGGTGGTGAGGGCGCGTATGTAGATGATGTGTTCTCTACCTACGTGTGGGAAGGTGATGGCACAGACCGAGACATCGTTAACGGCATTGACCTAGACGACAAGGGCGGTCTGGTTTGGTTCAAGAACAGAGAGGATAGTAGAAATCACGCGTTGTTTGATACTGAAACCGACCCTACTGGTCAGTATTATTTGATATCAAATTCTTCAGCTGCTACACAGAATACGGGAGCGTCTCAACTTACCTATAATTCTGACGGCTTTACGATAGCTAACGGAAATAGTTGGAATGCCAACGGCAAAAAAATGGCCTCATGGACATTCGCAAAGCAAGGAGGCTTCTTTGATGTCGTGACGTACACAGGTAACAGTGTAGCTGGGCGCGAGATACCTCATGGCCTTCGCAGTGTGCCGGGGATGATGATTGTTAAGCGTACCGACAACAACGCTAACTGGAGGGTGTACCACACTTCTCTAGGCGCTGATTATTGGCTTCAGTTAAATGAGACCAGCGATAAGACTGGGCCTTCCGCTGCTATATGGAATAGCACTGAGCCTACCAGCACGTCATTTACTGTGGGAAGCAGTAGCACTATCAACGGGTCAGGTCAAGAATACGTCGCCTACCTATTCGCCCACGACGCCCAAGAGTTCGGCCCTGACGGTGACGAGAGCATCATCAAGTGTGGGAGCTACGAAGGAAATGGCAGCACCAACGGCCCTGAGATAGACCTTGGCTGGGAGCCTCAGTGGTTGCTAATTAAAGACGCAGACGGGGCTAACAACTGGATTGTGCAAGACGTAATGCGAGGCATTGCAACTGACGGAAACGACCCTTACTTGCAGCCTAACAACAGTGACGCTGAATCTGGAAACTTCGACAGCGTAGACGTTAACGCTACTGGCTTTAAGATCAAGACCTCTGCGGGAATGTTTAACGATTCGGGCAAGACTCATATTTACATGGCAATCCGCAGGCCGAATAAGCCAGCAGAGGAGTTTGAGCCAGATGAGTTGTTTGCTGTAGCAGCGGCTGACTCGCAAGGGAGCTACCCTAACTGGACTGCTGGGTTCCCTATAGACATGTCTTGGTACAACAGTTATCAAAGTAGCGGACGTAATTACTTATACTCCAGACTTACCGGAGACAAGTATTTACAGACTCAATATAACTCCGCAGAAGCGAGTGGTAGCAGTACTAAGTGGGATTACCAAGACGGATACGGCGAGTGGAGTAGTGTAAACCCAACTTGGATGGCATGGATGTTCAAACGCGCTCCCGGCTTCTTCGATGTGGTGGCTCAAGACGGAACCTCCGATCAGGTGTTTGATCATAGTCTTGGTGTGCCTCCAGAATTCATAATGCTTAAGTCGAGAAGCAACACACAAGCGTGGGCTGTCTACGCAGAACCTTTCGGTGACGGGACATTATACCTTAGTAGTTCTGCGCCCAATCCGGCACAGAATGGGTGGCGAGCAACTAACACTACATTCACAGTAGCAGGCGGTCTTATAAGCCCCAACCAGCCTTACATAGCCTACCTATGGGCATCAGTCCCCGGCATCTGTGACATCGGTAGTTACACAGGCACAGGCAATGACCTGAACGTAGACTGTGGTTTCACTAACGGTGCTAGGTTTGTACTCATAAAGCGTACAGACGGATCAGGAGACTGGTACTACTGGGATACGCTACGAGGTATTGTTACTGGTAATGATCCCTACCTGCTGTTGAACTCTACTGATGCACAGGTCACGAACACAGACTACATCGACCCGTTGGCTAGTGGCTTTACCGTTACGTCATCAGCACCCAATGCGTTAAACGCTTCAGGTGGCGAATACATCTACATGGCAATTGCTTAAGGAGTAACAATGAAATATAGGAACAAGACAGACGGCTCCTTAACGACCAAGAGCCAACTAATAGCAGCCAACCCCAACACTAGCCTACCTAAAGTGTGGACAGCAGAGACGCTGGACTTCCTTGATGTAGACCCAGTGTTGGTTAGCCCTAAGCCCACTCTAGGAGACTATGAAGTAGCTGTAGCAGCACCTCCTGAGTTTGTCGAGGGTAACTGGGTAGAGGCTTGGACTGTTCAGCCTATGTTCGTAGAGTACACGGACGACACCAAAGGCACTGTATCGGTTGAGATGCAGATAGCTGAATACGATGCTAACAAGTTAGCTAAGGCACGAGAAGGCATGGTTGTATCTATGCGTCAGTGTCGTTTAGCGTTGCTTGCTGACGGCACTCTCGATAACGTAGACGTAGCAATCGCTTCTTTGCCTGAGCCTGACAAATCAGCAGCACAGGTTGAGTGGGAATACGCAGCCACAGTTCAACGTACTTCACCGTTTGTAGCTTCTTTGGGCGCAGCGATAGGCTACGATGATGTCAAGATGGATGATTTATTTGAAGCCGCTGCTGACCTGTAATTAAAAGTAGAACTTTATGAGGGCTTAAAATGAAAGCTATTGTTTATTCTTTATTGTTTCTTAGTTTTAACACAGTCGCACAAACCATCATTATGTATGCCGATGGATCTACGTACACTGTGTCTCCAGAGGAAGACGTATATGTATCTTCAGCCCCTCTGTATCGCTCTGTGAGCATCGTTGGCGCACAACCTAACAAGAACCGTGACTACGTAGCACCGCCCGTCACAGGCGATGAGGTGTGCTGGGAGTGGGCAGGCGTTGCAGCACCTATAGGCTACAGCACTGAGGCTTGTTATGTAGAAGAAGAAGTTGTAGAAGAAGAAGTAGAAGAATGCAATCCAGATAGCCTGTCATTCGGCGGCTGTTAACCATGAAGTACCTGCTGTTTATTTTGCTTGCAGGTTGCTCTGGCACATTGACTGAAACTAGGTCAGTGTGTCTTGGCCTATGCGTAGAAACTACATTGGAAACTGAGACTGTGAGCAAAGAGGTGCATAGTGAACGTAGACGAACGTAGAATTGAACGCATGGAAAACACTCTCGACAAAGTATGCGAAGCTGTTAGCCAGATCGCAGTAGTCGATGAGCGTTTGCTGTCTTTGTTGTCTAGAATGGAACGTTTTGAGAAACGCCTCGATGAACAAGAAGATAAAGTCATTGAGCTTTCTGAGGACGTTATCATAAACTCTAAGCTAGTCAAGACTAGTGAACGTTTCTTTTGGGTAGGCGTCAGTGCTCTGTCGTCTTTCATTGTTTACATGGTGCGCTAATGCTTGATCTTTTGATAGGCCCAGTTACATCCCTGCTTGATAAGTTCATCCCAGACTCAGATGAAAGGAATAGGCTTGCCCATGAAATATCTACAATGGCTGAGAGACACGCTCAAGAGTTGGCTAAAGCCCAGATTGAAGTTAACAAAGAAGAAGCTAAAAGCACTTCTCTCTTCGTGTCTGGGTGGCGTCCAGCGGTTGGGTGGGTTTGTGTCAGCGGAATGGCATTTAATTTTATCTGCGTTCCTCTTGGGAATTTTACCCTTACTATATCTGGTGTGGATCTCTTTCTCCCGTCCTTGGATTTAAGCGAGATGCTTCCGGTGCTTATGGGTATGTTGGGCTTAGGAGCCATGCGTTCCTTTGAGAAGTCCAAAGGCGTGGCGAGGGTTAAGTAATGTCTTTCTCTGGCCCTCAAGATCACTACATTACAAAAGATACTTTTATAGAAGCCTATAGTGATAATGTACGGCTTGGGACGTTAGCGTGGGAGTCATTCTTAGGAAGCCTCAGTAATGACCCAAACAGCGGTTACTATGGAACGTCCTTTGACCGCCCTAGTATATCAGGCACTCCCGGATACATTGTAAACTACCTGTTTGCTAGTGGTCTCATCGACGGGCCTATTCTGGATCAAATAATAGCAAACAACGGTGGTGACCCTAATGGGTACTACGCAGGTATAATTAACTCTAACCCGGTTACCCAAAGGTATTATACTTGGCACACTACCAAACAGGATATCGTTAATACGTGCGAAGAGAGCGGCTGTGCAGATCCGGGTGATCAGGCTTGGTACGATAGGTGGAAAGCCTCTGGTGAGCCTACTACTCAAGACGACATGTGGTCTGAACAACAGTATGATGAGTGGTTATCTAGTCCTGCGAACACCCTAATACCCGGAGTAGACGACAAAGGTAACAAGAACTCTAGCTGGGAAGAAATACGAAATGGTTTAATACAAGAGGGTTACGACCCTGAGCTTGTGGATGATTTAATCGACGGTAAAATGGGTAAAGATGGTGTTTTCCACCCCGGCGTTAAATGGGACACCACTACGGAAGGTGCTGCTCTTTTAGAAAACATACTAGAGAACGTCACGGGAAAGAACTGGGACATTCTTGAGTTACCTACTGAAAGTGCTCAAACCTATAGCATAGATACAGACGGTGATGGTGTTTATGACACTGTAGTTATTCGACGAGGCGACGGTGGATATGAACAAGTTTATGGTGCTGACGTAGATCCTAATGACCCTACCATTATCGGTCAGATAAAAGATTTACAGAGAAACGTGGATATATATGAGGATTCTGTAAACTCAGAAGGCTGGGACGAACTAGAGGACTGGGAGAAGAACGCCGTACTTAGAGAAAACGGCTATGACTACAACAGGGACGGTTGGTTTGGTGACGGGCCTGACGACTATACAGAGTTTGGCCTATGTAGCGATAACTACACTGTTAAGAAGGATTCTGACGGAAGTAACTGTGATGACTTCTTAACAGATGAAGAGAAGCTTGTGCGTGACTACGGCCAAGAGGCTGTAGATAAAGCTAAAGAAATATACAACGGTATTGAAGACTGGGTAGAGGGAGCTATAGAAGATCCCTTAGGCGCTGTTAAAGGCATTTTAGATACTGTATACTCAGGGATGCCTGAGGAGTGTAAAGAGAGCAACACAAATAAGCCTGATGACTGGTGGAAGGATTGTACTAACTTAAGTGTCCTTGGGCAGATACCCGGATTACCCATACCTCTACCACCCGGTACTATTGATGTAAACACAACTGTACGCGACTTAGAGAATGCTGCTATAGAAGCAGGGAAGACCTTAGAAGACATATTTAACCCTACCTGTACAGGGACTCCAGCAGAGATTGAGGAGTGTGAGAACAGGACAATTAGTGACATCATTGGCGACTGGGCCTCTGATATTTGGGATAGCATTAAGGATGCTTGGGAAGACTTAGAGGATAAGACTGAACAGGGACTCCTAAACATCTTGATAGACGCTGGGTATAGCATACTCAGTGGTTGGATCTTAACTGAAATTAAGGATGCCGTAACACTAGATGACCCCTTAGCTTTCTTCCCTATAGAAAACTGTAACAATCCAGAGTGGAGAGAACAAGCTACCGCACAGCAGTTAGCCCTTTGTAATAGCGCAGTTAACTGTGAAGAACAGGGGTTAACCGGAGGTTACGTTAAGGACATAGGTGAATGTGTAGACCCTGACCCTGATGACTGCGAAGGACAAAACAAGACTCTTAAGAGCGATGGAACTTGTGGTGAGTGCTTAGACGGATCACAGAAGGATTTTGGTCAAGGTTGTGTAGATGTTTGTGAGTACGACGAAAGCCTCCCAGCAGACTCTCCTGACTGTAAAGAACCTTGGACTGACGGAGGGAAGACTGAGGAACAGTGTGCAGCCGAAGGGCGTCTACACGTACCCGGAGATGCTGCCACAGAGACCGATAGCTCCTGTGGTGATTGCTTACCTACACACGTAGACGAGGAAGGTACTTGTAAAGAGTGGATCGATCCCGGCCCCACAGAAGCAGAGTGCACTGAGCAAAACAGAGTATACAGGCCTAGCACAGGCACAGGCAGAGATAGTTCCTGTGGTGGTTGCTTGGACAACTTTGAACTCATAAACGGAGAGTGCAAAGAGGAAGGTTTGGAACCGCCTTGTGAACCACCGCTAGTTAGGAATGAAGAAACTAGGGAGTGTGAAGAGGCAGACCCCGGTTTTAAAGAAGGAGACCCCTGTACTACTGAAGACGGTAAGGCGGGAACATACGATTCTGAAGGCGTCTGTGTCCCTGACTGGGTAAATCCGGGGCCTTCCGTACAAGACTGTGAAGCCTTAGGTAAAACACATATATCTGGCGATCCTTCAGCACAGAAGCCTAGTGAATGTGGTGGATGTAAAAACCCTACGTGGAATCCTATAGGAGACGGTGGAGAGTGTGTAGCCCCTGTGAGGTGCTGGGATGATAGTACAGCAGCTACAGAAGCAGAATGCCCTGAGGAGCCTCAGATTGAATGTTGGGATGGAGAGATAGTCAACGATGAATCAAAGTGTTCTCAGGAGCCTCCTAAGGTAGACTGTGCTGCTCAGAATAAGGTACAAAAGACACCTTACGAGTGCGGAGGCTGCTTACCTAACTTTGAGCTTAACCCTGATAGTCAGGAGTGCGAAGAGCCTGAGGAAGACCCCAACAACTGTGCAGCCCAAGGTAAGACACTTAACGAGGACAAGAGTTGTGGCGAGTGTACAGAGGAAGGCTGGACTTCAGAAGGTCCGGGTGAACCTTGTAAGGCCCCTGAGGAAGTAGGGTGTAACGAGGAGACTGCCACATCTCAGGTTAACTTAACTGAGACAATACCCTTTGGTGATCCTTTACCAGATCCCGTGACAACTTATGAAGATGACGGTACTCAGTGCGTTGCTACTACGACCACCTATGTTCAAGAGACTGACCCTAATGG